AGAGGAGCTATTTTCGAACTCAACTCTCTCGGCCCTAGACCCATCATAAGGGTAGGTTTTGTATATACGTTCAACCGACTCTCTGTAATAGTCTTCGGCAGAACCAAACCTGGCAAAGTTCTCGGGCTTGTCAAAACTAACGGGAGGAACAAACCTCTCGCGTTCGGTGCTGTATTGCTCAATGTAATCTGCCGACTCCGCATCCTGGCCAAGCTCGGCGAGATCCTTGGCGGATAAGAATTTATTAGATTTTTGAGAAAATAGTTTCTTTAAGTTACTATCGCCCATTACTCAACTCTAAATTTGAAAATTTCTGGTTGCTCAACATAACCATTATTGTAGTATCGCATAAACTGTAAACCATACGCATAGCCTGGCTCAAGCATCTCCATATCCAAGTCAAAGTAACTGCCTTGAGAATCATAAGACAAGCGTGTGTATGATGTGGCCGTACCTACAGTCTCCGGGGTCGTCGACCCTGTGGCGTATGGAATAATCTCGAAACCATCAACAACCCTGAAAACTCTCCAGTACATATCGGGAACAGTGAGGCCGTTGGCGACTTTGGAAGTAACAGTGTAGACCGTCGGAGACCAATCCCAATTACGAGTGAAAATACGGAATCTTGCACTATTCTCGCTCTTATTATACACCTCCTTCAAGTTAGTCACAGACACCACATACTCTGGGCTTGGATTATACTCTGACGAGGTGAACGTCTTTGTTGTGACGGAACCGGTATTAAACTCTGTGCCGCCGTCGTCGTGCCACACATCAAAGATTTTCGTCAGAGAAGTGGCGCCGGTGAAGGCAAAAGAAGCAGAATAAATACCAGTTGATACATAGCCTCCAGTGACGTTTGTGTCGCTAGCGGCGAGCACGCCTCCACCAACACTCAATTTCAATTTCGCACCGACGGGGCCGCTATTATCCACTGATCCAGAGTAGATGCTGAGATATATTGCGCCTGTGCCGGCGGAGGGGATATTCCTCAACCTCCCATTTATAACGTTGTAGAGGTAAAGGGTGTTAAGATTGTCGGCGGCGGGGGCAACAGAACTGCTAAAGTAAAAGTTGCCACGATCGTCTTTTTTCGTCGAATCCCAATGAGCCTCAACCAACGGACGCTTAAAGAAAAACTCTGAGGTGCGCGAAAAGAACTTCTTCGTATAGTAGGACCTGACAGCATCTTCGGCATTGTTTCTGAGCTTGACCAAAACACCATTATTGGTTTTTGACCCAAGCACATTTCCTGCTGAATCTATCCACTGTTCAACGAGTGGAGTGATATTTATCTTTAAATCCTCCACGCCGGATGTGAAAGAGGCTGTAAAAGAAGAGGAGGCATCTATAAAATAGTCGCCGCCTTCCGTTATCCATGCCGTGCTGGCCTGCCGATTAATCCAGTTGGAGCCGGTCTCGTCGTATGTTAGATCACTATACTCTTCCATATCGAGCCCGTCGCCCTCTTCCCAAGATCCATCTACTGCTGATACAACGAGGTCAAAATTTCTTGGAACTGTCTGGGAGTGTTTGGCGTTGTAGAGGCACAAATAGAAATCTACGCTTCCGGAAGCGGGAATTGTGCCGGCTGTTCTATCGGAGGAAATGTCCGTAATCGGAAATTCAACAAGGATTCTCTGGTCCTCGGCCGAGGCGGAACTCTCTTGTCCGTAAACATGGAACACCTCCAAAATATCGGAAGCACCCATATTTGAACCAGTGCCGCGCGTAATTAAGCTAGACTTATACGCATTCGTAATCGAGTTATCAGCACTAGCTACGTATCTTTTTATACTCATTATTGTACAGAGCCCTTAATGTCTGTGTTCGGGAACTTCACTTCCCATATGTAATCTTTTGGGAACTGCGCGAGGCGGCCATCGAAAGATGTGTTTCCTTCGACGTCATAATACACATCTGAATACACGCCACCGGTTTTAAGAGACACGAGTACGTCAACCGTGTCGACGACACCGGGGATCGAGTTTATTAGGGAGTATATGGAGCTAATATCAAATGACTCTCCAATGTCCGGAAGAACTTTTAAAAAATCATCTCTTAAACGCGCTGCTATATTGTTTAAGACATCGAATTTGTTAGAAGCCTCATTTGCCACGATAATGTAATCTATGCCCAAATTCACTATTTTTGCATCCAGGATATCAACCGTGTCGTGAACCATCCTATTCTTATTAATCCAGGTTTTTAAATTCTGTTTTATTAGGGAATTACTACTAACCAACTTTTGACTGCTGTTCTCAGATATAACATATAAATTTAAGTTTCTTTTAAACGAATCAGAGTCAGCGACGATGTTGGCCCTTTTAACAGCCCCAAACTTTTCGGGCATATTATACACATAGGAAATGTAGTCCCCCTTTGTAACTATCCTGTTCTGCGTGGCGAAGAACCCTTTCGCTCTAATCTTTATCTCCTCTGATAATGGTGTGGTAATATCGCCCAATATGGGTTGCTCATTGTTAACCTCCAGGGAATCGTTCACGGCTTGGAGCGTCGTAGCGTTTAATATTGCCTCATTGTTGAAAGAAAAAGATGCATTAATCACATTTTCAAGAGAGTTAACGCCGATATTCATGTTGCTGATAGCATTCTGTCTATACAATACATACAAAGTTGTATTGGCTGGGGCGACGCCGAATTTATTAGACCTTGTTAAAGACGAGGGGTCGAACGTGCTATCGATCACATGATCGCGAGAATGTTGCTTCATAACAACGCTAGAGGGATCAGTAACAGAACTGCCCTTAAGCTGATCGGGAGAGCCGTGGCCAAATTGTATTTCCATTCCGTCGGGAGTGTTTCTGCTTACAAACCTTCTAGGCACCGGAAAGGGTTTAAGAATGCTGGCGACTGTATCTATGTTATCTACCCGATTGGGCACCTCAACATATACCATTTCTTGTGACAGATTATCAACCTCATAATACTCGTGCCCGTCGCTATCAACAACACTCACAATTTCTGTAACGTTACTAGAAGGCACCTTGAGAGTCAAGAATTTACGATAGCCACCAATCGTATAGGATGTCTCCGAAAATTGCCCAGAGACAACGCCGGCGTCAGCCCTTATGGCATAGTAAGTCGGCGTGCCACTGGAGGGGTCAACGCGGGCTATAACTTGCTGATGTTTGTCTGCTGCGAAGTTAACGTCCTCTGTCAAGCTAAAGGTCGCACCATTGGAGGCGCCGAAGGCGGCACCCTTCGCAAGTATAGGTAAATAATTAACATCTGGGCCCGGGCCAGTGGAAGAGGCGGGGACTAATATATACAAAGATGCTATGCCGTATGTGGTTGGGTTCAACTGTGGCTTGTACCCTAGCTGCTGAGCTAATCTGACAACACTTTCATACTCTACCGCAGTGTTTAAGAATGATTCATTAACTTGGTAATCTAAATAGAAGGATAGGATATCCCCCACATAAGCGACAGTATCCAACATAAGGGCGCCAAAGCCGGCTTCGTTAAAATCACGAAAGCTATTTGGGTAATATCTTCTGGCATGCTCGACCAAATCCTGTTTGATCGACTCAAAGTCCCTGCTTGTATATTTGATTGGTACGTTTTTTTTGGCCATAATTATACAGTTAGCTTCTTTAATTAGTCATTTGACAACAATAATCTCGGTATTAAAATGGCATAGCAGTCTTCACTGCATCAATCGCAATAAGGTCCTGTACACCCAGCGGGATCACTTCATAGAGTATTTTTACACTTATTTTTGATGCATCGTAATCAGTATCCGATGAACTGAAATCAATGTCTAACACCTCCAAATAAGGAAGATACTTCCGTACTTGTTCCTCTATCCTTCCGCTTATCTCGCTTTGTACAAAGCTATCGTTTGGTTCGAATAAATAACCCCTAAGGCCGACGCCGAAATTGATGTCCATCATTCTCTCGCCAGGAGTGGTTAACAAAAGGTTTTTAAAATTTTGTTTAACCAAAGAGGAATATTCTTGAACCATCAAATATTGTCCCCCAGGGCCAGAGCGCAGAGGCATTGTGGGGGACAGGCCACTTATAATGTCAGAATTTGCCACAACAATTTTCTCCTTTTTGAGACACCTCTATGTCTCTTTAAGTACTTATCATCTTTCAAGGAAAATACC